ATGCATCACGACATCAAAGTGATAGGCCAGCCAGAGGAGGGCAGCGAGGATGAGCGCTTTGGGCACGTACTTCTTGATGTACTCAGTGAGGGGAAGCCACTTGTCCCGCTTGTTCAGTAGCCCTGCGCCCTCGAGAGCCAGCGCTGCGGCGATGACAATAGCCCAGAGCAGCTCGTTGAATGTCATGCCGCTGGCTCCGCTCTCTCTACAATCATCTCCAGCTCGTCGTCCCAGTTCCAGAACTGGTGGTTGAGGCGGCAGGTGAACTCCAGGCCAACTCGCACCAGGTCGCTGGGGCATCCGCACGTCATGCACTGAGCCATCGCATAGGAAGGTGCGCGGTTCATCGGGTCCATGCAGGCATAGCTTGGGGGGTATGTCACTACCGGGTCTTCCACCAGGTCACTACAGCGGGGACCGCGCTAAGCAGTACCACGATGGCTCCAGCCTGGGCCGGTGAGACATCCACGCCGAACAAAGCCAGGGCTGCACCAACAACCACCGATAGGGATACCCCGGCAGTTTCGGCCGGGCGTCGCTCTACAAGGTCTTTTGGTTTGCCCACGTCATCCTCCTAAAGTAGTGAGGCTGTGGCTAGACAGCCAAGGCCAAGTGCTAGTTCCTTCACCGAACTAAGGCCCAGTACCTCCACCCCAAACAGAGCGAGGACGGCGAGTATCAACGCTGCGATTACGAGGGCCTTCCGAATCACGTCCACCTATCTCACCCCCCTCATATGCCAAACGCCCCAGTGAATAGGCGCATGATTGCCGCACCCATGACCCCCCCGAGAATGGTGACCGCCGTCATGATTAGGGCCGCCTTGCCGCGCCAAGACTCAAGGGCCTCCAGTCGTCGGCGGTTCTCGTTGAGCACGGCCACGGACGCGCTCCGCCCGACCCACGCCTCGTCGCGCTCGATGACGTCTAGGCGCCGAGAGAGCGCGTCCTCGAACGCGTTGACCGTATCCTTCAGTGCTTTGTGTTCGGTGAAGTAGACATCCCGGGACAGGAGCTTGGCCCGGTCTTCGGTCACCTCCTGGCGCAGTCGGTTCAGCTCGCCGAGGCGCATCTCCAGCTGACGCAGGGCCTCCTTCACCGCCTTGTCTCGTTCCTCGATGAGCGCCTCGATGTACTCCTTGAGCGGCACGGCGTGCCCGTTGTCGTCGTGAACGGGTGTGTTTCCGTTCATGCGTTGGTTGTCGCTGGGCCGGCTACCTCTACCGTGGTATGGCTGTGGCTTCCCACGGTGATCGTGGTTGGCTGCGGGTTCGTGTAGAGCAGGCGGGCGTCCCGGTAGCCCTGCTTCTTCTCTGTAGTCCAGTCGGTTTCAACTGGCTTATCCGGGTTGCCTGCTCGGGCTGCGGTAGCGAATGCGGCCATGCCCTTCTCGTAGTCACTCATTGCATCGGAGCCTGCGGGGTTAGTCACGTCGCGCACCATCTGGAACAACTGCGCGTATTCGAGCGAGCCGGGGTCCCAGTGGTCGTTGTCGGGGATATCCACATGTCCGTACACGCCGGCTGTACCGGGCCACAAGTTAGCTTGTCGCCGGTAGTAGGTGCTCGTTGCCTGCGGTCCCCGATCAAGCTTGTCAGCCCAGTTGGTCGGCCTAGCCAGCGCAGTCTTTACGAAGCCCCGCTGATGCAGGAAAGACATCAAGGCAACGAGCGGCCCAAGAGATGCGGACCTAGGTAGCCACAGTTCGAGCTGCGACCGCCCCACAATCTCGATCTGCATGGCATAGGGGTCGTTGGTCGTATCGCCCTTGAGGGCCTCGCCCTTGGCCCACAGGGGCCGGTGTTGTCCAATGATTCCCTCGCCCACCTGCCACTGAGATGGATACTCGAGGTGCTCGACATAGCCATCCGTCTCCGTGGTGTGCAGTACGAGGTTCGGCTTGACCTGGGCCAGCGAGTAGTAGGGGCCTTGGGCGAACCGCTTGACCGGGTACTCCCTATCCCCGGGGCCGGGGAGTGTCCCGCTAACCCATCCCTCGCTGATGGTGGCGGTCATAGCTTGTAATAACCCTTCAATGACTCGATGTCGTGGACATCGGGCATGAGGTAGCCCCCAACACGCCCGTTCATCACGCTGTGGTTCATCTCGTCCTGCGGACGATGGTTGAGTCCGAGAGCGTGGCCTACCTCGTGGGTGATGAGGTACTTGCGGCGGAAGGCGTCCACCGTCCAGAACTTCAGGCCCATCGTGTAGGCGGTGAGTCCCCCTCCTGCCCTCCAGTCCCCGAAGGCCTCGATGGTGCCGCCGAGTAGTCCCCCCATCCTCATCAGGCGCAGCTTCCCCGGAACTACGAGGGTCTCCAGGTAGGCAGCCTCACCGGCGAGGTCGGCATCACACACTGGATAGCCTTTCGGGCTGTCTTCCAAAACGTGGAACTGGAGGCTGGCGACTTCCCAGCGGTCCAGGGCTCCATTGCGTAGGCCCCTCCAAATCGCTCGTCGGATTGGCCCAAGTGAGAGCGCAATAGTGTCGAGGACGTGGATCTTTGGGAGGCTCGGCCATACTGGGGCTTTGTATGACCCACCCTGTGAACTAGCTGGCCCGTGCATTAAGCCGAGAATCTGATTGCGATGAGCGGTGTGCTTCCGCCTACCTTTGTTGCTGGCGAAGCGGGGAAGGTCGACGGCAGTGCACCATATGTCTGGGACCGTGAGAGGAACTGATTGCCGCTCTCGGTGAACACCGAGCTTGTGAATCCGAGAAGCGGAGTGTTTTGCAATAGCACTCGGAACGTCACCGCCGAAGCACTGTGAAGAAGCACGGCCCAGTAATAGCAATCGGGCAATGCCGTGTTAATGGTGGCCGACTTTATGCCGGCGGCAGCGAGGGAGAACTCACCCCCGTCAACAACCAGTGCTCCTGGATACATGTTGGTATTGGAAACGGTCTTGTAGATCCCGGCGCGGCCGAAGGTGGAAGCCTGGCCGTTCGTGGTTTCAAAGGCAATCCTGTCGATGACCGAGTTCCGTGGAGCGATGAAGGGAACGGCCTGCAATGTATTCACCGCGAAGGTGGCAGTACTCGTAATACCGGTATTCGCGGCGTAAGGCTGTCCGCAGGGGTACCAGATCTCCATATCGGTGGTACCGACGTGGCGCATGGGTTCGATATCTCGGCCAAGCATCGCGAGGTTGTCAGCGCCATACGTATTCCACAATGAGGCTGGTGCCACCTGACCCGTGACCGCATCAGCGGCTGCATCGTTAGGATTAGTCCAGGGCATTTAACGTCCCCACCGAGTGTCCACACCCCACCGCGATGTGCCCCACACGAACCAAGCTTCTGCATCAACGGGACTTACCCGTAGCGTGGTACGCCATTCTCCGCCGCCAGGGGCCTCGTGAGCGAGGCCTTCGATATATGAATCCTGGGAAAGCGTGCTAGAACCCATTGGATGTTTGATGATTAGGACTCGGTCACGTAGCTCTCGGCCTAATACGTTGCCCCAAAACTCATGGCCGAGGGCATTATCCTCTAGTCCTTCGATACGAAGCACGGGCTCGGCATACTTACCAAGAACCTCATTGGCGAAGTCAAGTACCTCGTTATCGGTGGTGAGTTGAATATCGCTCTCAACTAGAGAGCGGGTGCCATAGCGGGTTTGCGATGTTGAGTTCACGGCTACCTGCTGTGTGCCACCGGTACGCGCAAGGCGGGCGTCATTAACGATCAGCTGGTCATCGAAAACTAGGGCGATATCTCGATAGCTCATCGCACCCGAACCTGAGCCATCGTCTGTCCAGATGCGATCACTGAAATTTGGTGCGGTGAGAGAGTCGTACCGGCCGATGAAATTCACCTTGCCATCGCGACCCATGAACAGGCGGCCACCCTCGGCATGCTCGATCTCTTGCAGGTGTTGGAGTGCCGAGGTATTAGTCAGGGAAATTGCCGGTACCGAGGACTCCCCTGTAGTAATAGTCCGATCGCCCGTAGGCCAACCCACCGCATCGAGAATGGCTGCTACTCGAGCCCCACTACCCTGCTGGGAGAATGAACCCGAAACCGCTGCCAGCGACAGCAGCTTGAATCCGTCAACGAGGCTGAGCGTCACAATCTGGTCCACGCCACTCGGGAATGTGGCCGGCCAGGCTTCTACGAACCCCTGGAAGATCGGATACGTTACGGAGTTCCACGTCCCCCTAATGCGAATCTGTCTCATGGGTAAGAGGTTTGGATAGTAGGGAGACGACGTGTTCTGTGGCGTGAACCGCCCTGAGCGATTGTCTAGGACGATAGACGCCGTACCGGCCTCAACCCGCTGGAGTTCTCGTTGTGTGCCTCGCTGTGTACTCCAAGAGCGCACGTAGGGAGTCAGGTCGGTGACATTTGCCGTGTCACTCCATATGTCGCCCCCCGGACTTACCTTCAGCTCGGCGGCGATACCCACCCAAGTTCGGGATGCTCCATCCCAGGTTGCAGATGACGTGGACTCGAAGGCATCGGGGCGTTGCTGGGTTTCTAGGATCTGCGCTCCCGTGCTTGGCATCTCATCCATCTCAGTCCAGTTGGTTCGGGGCGTAATGGTCACATTGGTGGCATAGCCCGCTATGGGGCGGTTTCCGCTGTTGCCGGCGGCGGCAAGGGTGATGGATGCAGAGGTTCCGGTAGCAGTTCCTGTGGGGGCCTGCACAAACGCTGCGGCCACGCCGCCAGATAGATCTACGTCGGCCGCGTGCATGAATACCATGTGGATTGAGGTCTGTGATTGGCCGGCGAAGTCGGCAGTCGTCACTCCAGATATAGTGCCGGAAGCATTTGCACCAAAGAGGGTCAGACGCCTTACGGGTGTAGCATCGGGGACGGTTGCTATCTGTGTCCATGTGATTCCGTTACCAGTAACTGTAGGGGTATTGGGTGCGGTGGCGGCACGACTGAATACATAGAGAATGATGAGCCCGCTCGTCGGCGGGGTCCAGCTGCTATTGCTCAGCGACGTGCCGCTTGCTGCTGCTACATCGGGATTGGTACTCGAACCAAGATTGTCGAAGGTAATCGTGGCTGGCGGCGAGGACAGCGGGTCACCCAGGTACATCTCAACGCTAAGCGTGGGTACTGCCATTAGAGCCCCGTACTAGCGTTCCGGGCCTTCAGTTTGAGTAGGCCATCACGAACCTTGCGGACTACTTCCTCACCGGTTACGTCACCATTGATGATTACGGTGAGACCACCGCCGAAACCCATCTCGTTGTTTACACCACTGAAGACCTCACCCTCGTGTACCAGTGCCATGCCGGTTCGGAGGACTTCGCCACCATGCTGAGCGGAGGGAAGGCCACCAGCTCGGCGAGGGCCGCCTTCCACTAGGCTGGTTTGGGAACTTCCGAGCTTACTTAGCCAGCTAATCGTCGTCTTCACCGCGTTAATAATGTCCATGAGCACGTCGACAATGCCCTTGATGGTGTTGACGATTGAGCTGACGATTGGCCCAATGGCGGCGCGAATGGCCTCCCAGATTGCGAGGAACGCGGTACGGAATCCTCGCCAGTGGTCGATGAGGAAGTCAATCACCAACTTCATGGGACCGATGATGAAGATTGCCAGGTGGTCCCAGAAGAACTTGGCGGCCTGAACGATGCTGTCCCATACCTGGAGCAGGAACTTCTTGATGGTGTCCCAGTTCTTCACAATGAGAATGGTGATGGCGATAGTGGCGGCGATGATAAGGACGTAAGGATTGATTGACAGAACCACGCTTAGGGCTTTCACCGCGCCAGATACGATGGTAAATGCCTTGGCTAGCAGTATGAGCCCTGCACCAACTGCAAGGGCAGTTGTCGCGAAGTGCTGCATCGGCTCAGGCAATTTCGAGAACCAGTCGGCCAGCTTCTCTATCCAACCCACGATGCTCACCAGTACGGGGATAATCTGATTCCCAATGTTGATCGCGGCCACCTGAAGCTCGGCTAGCGCCTGGCGGAACTTGAAGCCAGCCGATTCCGCTGTCGTTTTGAATGCCGTATCAAGCTCTCCCGTTGAATTCCTTACCTGCTTGAATATCGCATCAACACCTTCTGCTTGCTGTGTCGTCAATCCCAACATGCCTGTAAGTGCTCGGACGTTGGGAACGATGGTCCGCAACATGCTCATGTATTCGGCCCCGCCAGTGGTGTTCTGTTTGACCGCCGTATCGAGCAGGCGCAGCGTTGCGATAAGACCGTCTTTCTGGAGGCTGTCAAGGAGGTCCTGCGAGCTTAGCCCAATAGTCTTCATCGTTTGAGCTGCGGCTCCAGTCGGGGCGATTAGGGCCTGGAACAATCCCCTCATGGCAGTGACGCCTTCGTTCACATCCAGGCCGATGTTTGACAGCGAGGCCAGGGAGGCGGCCACAGAGTCGAAGCCGATGCCAGCCTTTGAGGCAATCGGGAGGACTCGGCCGATGGCCGTTCCGAACTCGTCGGTATCCGCAGACCCCGCCTTCACGGCAGACACAAGGATGTCGGTGACCTTGGCCGCTTTGAGCCCGCTGCCAGCGTAGGCATTCAATACATTCGCAGTAAGGTGAGCCACGTCGGCTGTCTCGCCCAACCCCGCAGCCGATGCCTTGGCCGAAGCTTCGAGCACCGGCATGATTTGGTTCGCTTTCAGGCCAGCAGAGGCTAGGAAGTAAAGGGCATCCGCCAGTTCTTTCGGGGCCTGGGCCGTCTTACCAGCCAGGTCGAGTACCTGACCCTTCCACTTCTCAACATCGGCAGCCGAAGCATTGGAGACGGCGGCGATCTTGGTAAAGGCATCGTCGTAATCCAATGCCATCTTCGTGGCGACGGCACCAACGGCCAGGATGGCACCGCTCGCCATATTCAGGCCTCTTTGGAGCCCAGAGGTCCTGACCTGGGTGTCGATTGTCAGGGTGCTAATTGTGGGCATAACTAGTTATCCCGTAGGCCGAATGGGGGACTATATTCACTCACGCGTAACCCCGATAATGAGTAATAGGAGGTGGTAGAAGATGAGGACGATTCAGCAAGTACTCGATGACCGCAAGCGTGCAAAGGGTGAACCTATTGGCCTGCCAGTAGTGGTCATCCAGGCGAAGGGCGACATAGCAATTCGGCGATGGACTAAGATCTATCAGAAGAGAGGCTATGTTCTGGAGAACGTGGAACCCCAGGGCCGTAAGCGCGTAGTCTTGACCTTCCGGCTTCCCGCATAGGAATTGGACTATCCCGTCCCCTCGGTCCATGCTCTACCACCTCCTAAGGGTAGGGCTAGGGCCGGGGGGACTTTCATTTGTCGGCCTCGGCCACCTTCATTAGTGCCTCGAATCCTTGCAGCACTGCCTCAGGCTTCCGCTCGCCACGTCGAGAGAGTTCTTGGTACCAGGGCGGCATGAAGTCCGCAGGAGTCAGCTTCCGCTTGGCCTTAGTCCACAGGCGGACCAGCAACCACTGGAGCTGGGCGAAGCCCATGTCGATGCGCTCATGGATCAGAATGCTTCCATAGACGCGTTCATAAGCCATCCACTCAGTGAGTTCGGCCGAGGACATGGTTTCCCCCACCTCCTCGGCCGTTAGCCCGTGGGCAAGAGCGACTCGGAAGACTTGGACCCGTTGGGGCTGGGTCCGAAATTTTCCATCGCTTCCTCAAGCTCCTTGGTCGAGAGCCCGTTCTGCTTGGCAACGAACCCGAACACTCGCATAATGACCGGGAAGTCTTCCTTGGCGAGTTCGGCTACATCATCATCGCCGAAGATTCGCTCTCCATCTTCGGTGACTAGGCAGTGAACGATGACCTTGAGGGCCATCTCCTTGGGCTCCACCCCGTCAGACAGAACCATCTGGTCAGCCGCCGACAAGACGCGAACGAATACGTCCCCGCCCCACTCGGGCACCTCGAGGCGTACCGGCTTTCGTTCCTTTCGAGACGCTAGGATCTGCTCTCTTGTCAGCGCCATTAGGACGGAGTCACCACGCTAACGCCCGGGCTTACGATCTTGAACGTGATATGAGCCTCATAGGCCCCGTCGTCCGTCGCCTCTTCCTCGTATTGGGTGGTGTAGGCCGGGAACCGTAGGGCCCGTGTGGCAAAGCCTGGGTGCTGAAGTTCGTAGTTCTTGGCCACGGGAACGGTGGCATCGTAGTCGGTCTTCAGCGCCACATGCTGCGTGTCGGCGGGATCGAAGGCGATAGTCATCGTCACTTCGGTTCCTTCCTGCCGACCAGGGAGGAAGTCCGACCAGGAGTCCCCATGTGCAGACACGTCGATCAGGTTCCGGCTTGAGCCCACAGCCGATAGGCTCATGATCTGGCCAACGGTGACGTAAGTGGAACCTGTCGTGTTCCGCTTCAGGAACCCGGTATAGCCAGCTACTTTGGTCACTTATTCACCCCCTAGACGACGAAGACAGCGGCGGTAACCGTTGTCGTAAACGAATGAGTAATTGAAACGGTGCCATTGGACTGGCGACACCTCGGCAGCGGGATTCGGATGAGCCGGTCACCCGTGGTTGCCGGCACGCTGACCGACAGGTCGGGGTTGAATGACTGCGCACCCGCCGGACTGACCGAGTTGGGATCGTCAATCGCAACGGTATCGGCGGAGCCCCCTGCGTTCTTCACGTGCAAGATGTGGACCCGGCTTTCATCCCCCGCCGCTGGCGTGAATGTATCCGATGACCCGACTGCCGTGTAGGTCGGGTTCAATCCCGCTTCTACGATTGACTGCACGGTGTATGTCGCCACGCTTCCTCCTTAGTGGATAACTGCTTTGAGTAAGGCTGCAACTGTTGTCACGATGCGGCCTCGAACCGAGTCCGCCGCTTCTGTCTCAAATGGCTGGGCAGCCATGTACCGGGTGCCGTATTGGACGAAGCGGGCATAGGGAAGGGTGCTGCCAACATGGGCCGTCTCGCCTTCGGTTTCCACGACAATGCTCGCAGCCAGTGCCCCCGTATCGCGGGGGGCCTTGGCGGCCATGTCTGCGGCAAGCACTCTGCCACCGGCCTCAGCCGCAACGGGTGACGCGGCTAGTAGCTCAAGCCTGACGCGCTCAAGAGCTCGCTGAGTTGCAGCAACGCTTGCCGGTGTGAATCGGATGTTAGCCTACCCTTGTCCCTGGAGAGACGAACGGTCCTGGATATGTACCGGTTCTGGTAAACGTCCAGCCACTACCGCAAGCCAGATCTGGGACGGCCCGAAACGCCATGAGTCCGTGCGTGTCGCGAACGGCGCGGCTAGTGGGATTGCGGAGCGAGTACGTGAAAGTGGTCGGGACACCCACGCCGCCATATCCCGAGTTCGGGATGGGCTGGAGTTCAGGACTGACGTTCTCGGTGTAGTCCACCCCCTTGATGCAGATCTCATATACGTATCGACCGTCTACTAGGCGGCGGGCGGCGGGGAAGACGTAGCCCTGGGGCTCGTAAGAGAGCGTCAGCACGAGATCGGGTGACTTCGAGTTGACGTTGACGTAAACGGCGTGCTCGTTCCAGTCGGAGATGACGCAGCGTGATCCAGTGGCCGTCGCACCGGGAGCTAG